ATTATAAATCATGTTCAGATTTAGCAATTTATCAAACGATGGCCGTCGTAAGATCGATGATCTTACCGACGACGTGATTGTCGCTTACTACGACAATCTTTTGAAGAGCGCCTTTAAAACGCGCTATCTCATGACTAGTGAACAAACAGCTCAGTTAGAGAACATGTTAGACCCTGTTCCTGTAATACCTGAGTCAACTCGTCCGCCAAAATATTCGCAACACCCTGTTTTGGCTAATTTGAATGACTTTTGTTATTTCGAAGCTCAGAAATACGTCGACGTTTGTGTCAGTAACGGTTATAACGTTATGACCATCGGCGATTCTGTCAATCAAAAATTGGACAAAGGCGGTATTTATAACATACACAACTGCCTATTAATCGATAGCGTACGAGATTCCTATCGAGTAGTCAATTCACTAGCAGCGCGACCATCAGCGCCACATAGAACAGCTCATTTACATAAAGCAATCAACAATGTTAACACCTTTGGGGCTTGCAACAATGGCACTTTGGCTTGTAATCATCAGGCTAATATTGCTATTGCAGTGCACTCGTTGTATGATTTTTCACTCGACGATATTTACCGTGTTTTTCAAACTCACGGTATTATGCAGCTAATCGCGTTTTTGTACATTCCTTTTCAGTTGTACGACGCTAGACTAGCGCCTGTTGATGCTAAAGTTTTCAACATCCAATATGTGAATGATAATAAGGATCTCGTTTTCGGCATGAAGGACTCATCCATCCCTTATGTCCATTCCCGCAAAAAGTGGACTGACTTAGCCCATGTCACTGTGATCGGTCACGATCACTCACCAATGCACATAGTTCGTGAGACTGTGCGCACAGCTGGGCAATTACAAACTGTCATTTTCACGCGGACTTTTCATTTTGATGCTAAGATAGCCATGACTGTTCCCATTGCAAGATGGTGTAACAACAATTACTTAGTCCCCGACATAGTTGAATTTATCAAGAAAGGCCCTTTGGGCTGTCGCTTTTTCAGAACACAAAGCGATTTAAAGCACTTTTTAGTGCCATCACATGTCGTTGACGGGCTTTTGGCTTATTCACAACGTGCCGCCGATGAATCTTATCAATTCAAGGAAGTGGCCACCTTAGCACAAGGTTATAAAAGGATGCTTAAAATTGGAGATAAAGTGTTTTTCGAGAATTGGGAAGTCGATCCTGATTCATACTTTCGAGTCGTGATCTCATTGTTCATCATTGGTGCCGTTTATCGCACTGAGAGGACACAAAATATATCACTAGCTTTCAAAGAGATCAAGGCGGTGACGACTAGAGGGTTTATCTCAAAACACATACACCATTTCGGTAGACGTTTCGCGAATTTTATCAGCGAACTTGGTGATCTCGATTCTGGTAAACTTGACAATACGTTGTCAACTGAAAACCAAAGAGCCGGTACAGCTTTCACAGCCCCACGCAATTTAGGGTTGATTGATAAAGATACACAGACTTTAATTACCGAGTTAAAAGTCGTTGTTCCAAAAGACTACACTGCGTATCTGATACATAGATGTAGTGATGATGTTCCAGCAGTTGGTGCTATGCCAGCTTTTATGCCCGTACCACCACCCGGTACTGCGCCCCCACCACCACCACCAGGTTTTGGCGGCGTTGCCGGTGTCGCGACAGGTCCACCTGTCTACGTAGGCGTTGGCGGCGGTATTATGACCGCTCCACCTAAGACATCATCACCAGTAGTTGGACTAAGTTCCTCTACAATGCGTGCATTACCTGATATTGATATCAGTGATATTGAGCCTAGCCGTACTCACGTTTACGGTAAAGGTCTGGGTATTCATATACCTAGACATCGCAGTTCATCAGCACGTTTTACACATCTTACTGCCAGCGCTAGGAATTCCATTTCTCGCAGCAGTTCACGCAGTAGTTCTACTGATTCAAAAACTTCCAACTCATTAATTCATGAGCCTGGCTATCTCGCTCAAAATAGAGCTGGAAGTTTTATTCCATTGACAGGCGCTAGTACACCCAATACTAGCACAATGCCGTCATTAACTACTAATACCGCTAACGTCGTCACTTCTATTAACGGAGATGATGACGAACCAACACAACAGTCATTCCGACCCATCGTGAGTAATCGAGTGGCTACTATCTCATTAAACCAACTTAGGGGCACATTATCTACTTTGATGATTGATGACCCTTCGATAGCAAATGAGATTAAGAATAAGCAATTTCCGAAACACTTTCGTGTCGGTCATTGTGCTATGCAATCTGTTTACGAAGCTTATTATAATAGGCCAAGTAGACTTAATAAAAAGATGGCAATTAGCGAATTTATTCGATTGTGTTATGGTTTGTTTTTGGGTGGCGGTTTTTCCGCGGATGATACTAACAGGTATATATATTGTGGAGATTGGGGCACGACTCAATGTTCGCAATTCATTATCATCCAATTGGCGATACACCTTAACGTTGTCATTGCTATTAATTCACGTCTGTCAGCTGAACCTTTACTTGTTGGTACTGACAGTTGTTCATCCGGTGAGAGAATTACAATTTTCCACGCACAGAATCATTATTCTTCTGTTAGTGGTGGTGGTGCTGTTGATCGAGCCACAATTCTCGCCGAAGCTATTTATAATGATACCATAGCTAAAATGGCCCATAATGGGGATTTAGGACTTAGATTTGAAAACGATAAACGACCTTTAGTTTTCGTTGACTTATCGTCCGCCCCTGGTCACATGGCTGCTTTGTTGGCTGAACATTTCGATCAAACTTCTTTCGCCGACAATTCTAAAATCATACCAGATGTCAAGATACGCCTTATTAGCTTCGTTTATGACGGTCCCTGTGCCACTAAAATGCACAATAAAAACTTAGACCGTTTAGCGAAATGCGGCGTTCGACCACAGACGTATAAAACACACGTCGAATTGGCTAGACATCTTGCGGGTATCTCTAAAAACCATCGCATCATTGGTATTCTTAATGATGCGCGTACTGAAACGGATGTTGATTTAGTGTGCAAATCAATAACCGATGCTATCGCTCCTACTTTACAGACCGAAAACTTGTACGCAAGTTATTACTGTTCTTTTCAAAACAATCCAATCTATCTATGGCGAACTGCAACCAAATTCGCTGATGGTGGAGGATTTGATGGTTTGGATTGTTATTGGATGCAGGGTTACACCGGCGTCGAAAAGAGAACAATTGAAAGCATATATGAGGTTTTCTTCAAAGAAGAAACGAGTCATTCTGTATCTTTGCCAAAAAGAAGAGTTGTCGAACACTGCAATTCTCTTTTTAGTGAAATTTTGAAAGATCACCGTGCTTCTGTTATGGCGGCTTTGAAAAATGGCATGTCCAAAGAAAAGAGTGATTTTACAGTCACTTTTTCAGCCATCACTGGTTTCGCCAGTGCGTCAAAGACCACGAAAGCGATTTCGTTATATCCAAAAGGAACCTTTGTTTCACCAACGAAACACCTTCAAGAATCTCATCAAAGGAAGGGAGTTAGTTCCTTGACGCCTCATAATGCTATTTTACATCTCATCCGGAATCCCAATTTTGATGGTGATGTAGTCGTAGATGAGTGTAGCCAATTCTTTGTTGAATATGTTCACATACTCCAAGCTTTGGCTCCTGCTGCGCACATCATCATACTTGGTGACATCTACCAAACACCCGCTGTTAATTATTACGACCGACGTGAGTACACCCGTTTTAAAGACGTTGGAGTCGTTAATAATTTGTGGGTCACTTTTAAAATACCCCATGACGTTACTAAGCTGCTGAATGACCGTTTTGGTTACAATATGATACCTAAGTCTGGTGTCAAACACGGCTTGGGCGTTTGTGCAGATTTTTCGCTCAAACTTAAAACGCCCGTTAAATTCCCTATCATCGCTTTTAATCGTGATACAGCCAAGAATCTCGTTGAAGCTGGTTATAATGCACATACTATAACAACTTATACTGGCAGTCGAGATCATACTATCGGTTTCTATGTTGATTCTGCAGCAATTGCTTCTAATATCACATCCAAACCAGAATGGGTATACACTGCGATGACACGGGCCACTGATAAAATCGTTCTCATGGGCAATGATTCCGAAGTCATACAGCGGTATTTCGCTCTTAATGGTCATGTTGTTGAAACTATGTTTGATCTGAACAATGCATATTTAATGCATGAAAATCGTACCAAATTCATAGAAGAACAACCAAATTTGTTACCAGAAGAGCAAGAACACGAGGGCCTCGTCCCCGAGACCGCTGACATTAATGAAGTTGTCTATATTGCGCAAAAAGTTTGCGAATCAGCAAACGCCACTGATACTAATTACATCCTTGATCCTAGGATTCCTAAAGTTGAGTCCGGTGTTCTTAAAACGAACATCGACGTCGCTATGGAAGCTCCTAAAACACGCAAGGTTTTCCGCATCGTTCCAAACATCTCTCTTGTTAAGAAACAATTGAGTGATTCACCTGCTAGAACGTTGCAAACCATGGTCAAGCGATATAGTAAACGCACCATAACCATGACACCATCAGACAACACCTTTCTACAATCAGAGATTGCGAAAGGTTTAAGCAAAGCACTATCCGGTCGCGAGGACAATTATAGTGACTTTTTAAAATTTTTAGCCGAAAATAGAAATAATCGCGACATCGGCTTAAACAGACAGCTTGAAGAATATTACAAGTCGCTCGATAAGAAAATGGGCGAAAATAGTAATATCAAGAAAGTTATCGAGAAACCTTTTAACGAATTCGACGAAGTTCTAGAATTCTTTAATAAGAGACAGGTCAAGTTCGACCCAAAGAAGAAATTCGACCAATCTGATAAGGTTGGACAAGGCGTTGCGTCCATGTCTAAAGTCGTAAACATCCTCTTCTCATGTTATGCTCGATATATTCTTGACGCAGCTCGTCTTTACGCAAAGAAATGCGGGAAAAACATAATTCTCGCCACTCACGGATCAGATGCTGATTTCGATAAATTGTATAAACAATTTTTGAACAACCTACCCACTAACAAGCTAAACCATAAATGGGCAAATAATGACTGGAGCGAATGGGATTCACGCTTCCTCAAAGAATTTGCACAGATTATGTGGCAGCTTAACAAAGCTTGTGGTTGTCCCGAGTACCTTGCCGGTTGGTTTTTGGAATTTCGTAAGAAATGGTCCATGTCGTACCGCTGTAAAGCTGGCCGCACAAAACTCGCTGGTAAGAACAAACAGTTTTCTGGAAATCCGTATACACTTTGCGAAAATACAATTTTTAATATGGCGTTGACTAACGCGGTTTTAGACATCATCGACCCTGACTTAGAGATCTATAAAGGTGACGATGCTTCGATTAAAGCCGCGTGTGTGCAGTATTCTGCTAAAGCAGCTCGCATTTTGAAGTTGACAGGACACAGTGCCAAATTGCACATGTCTGATTCTGGTGAGTTCGCTGGCTTCGTTTTAACGAGAGCTGGTGTATTTCCTGATGTCCTTCGATACGCTGCTAAATTTTTAGATAAAGACTATAGAGATGAAAAACATTTTCAAGAAGCTTTATGTTCTCTTAAAGAACGTTTGTCTACTGTTAATTCCGAATATGAAAAACATATGGGATGTTTGGCTTTGACCGAATTTTATCCTGAATTAACTTCTGGTGAATTTATGACTATTTTTGATTTTCTTAAAGATTCTCAGAATCTTAAATTTAGTCAACTTTGTACTATTGACAAAGAAGAAATAATTCCCG